CGTTGATCACAGCATTACGATTAGACAAAGCCCCGTCACTGTAGGCGTTGCCTAGATCGGCTAGTCCTCTTGCCTTGCTCATGGGTTATTCTCCCAATAGTGTGGCTAGGTCTAGTGCCTTGAGTTCGTCAGGTGTTGTTGCTGCATCAATACGTGCATCGTCTGTGATGTTGCGCAGTGTAGCTTTCTTAGCTGAGATAGGGGCTACGTCTGCACCTTGCTCTAGGCCACGCATGAACTCTACGTCCAGCTTGTCCAGCTCAGGAGCACGTTCAGCACGAAGGTTATCCTTGTGGATAGCTTTAGCTGCTGTCATGTCTACTTCTACGGCATCACCATTGAACGACCAAGCACCACGAAAGGTACGATCTGTTGGAACTGTAAGGGATGCTGCATCACGAACATCTCCGTTGATATTGATATAGGTGGTCATGCTGCCATCTCCGTTTCAGTTTGATTGATCTTCCAAGCATTTCGAAATGATCTGTCGCTTGGTATTAGTTCTACAGGAACGATCTTCATGATGATCCTGTTACCGTTGTACTCACGCCAGACTTGTGGCGAGATGTCTTTCTTGACCAGATACTCAATGGCCTCTTCCTCAGTCATAGGACCGATGGGTTCAGCATACGGATGCTCTTTAGGCTGTCCGTCAGGTACGTTCTGGTCACGAAGGTATGTGTCGATGGGTGGCAATACGTTACCAGCCAGTGCAGCAGCCATCCAGTTAGGGTCAGGCACAAGCACAGAGGCAGGTGCGTCAGGTTCTGCTGGGTTCTCGAACAGTACACGGTACTTTGACTGCACAGGTGCAAGGCGAGACTTAGCTTCAGCTAGGCGGTCCCAGAGGTGTTTGGTCATGCTAGTTCCCCTAAAGTTGCTCCAGAAACCCTATCCATATCAACCGCCGTACCGTTAGCGTATTCCCGCCCAATAAAGTAGTAAGTTGCAGTAGAACTGCTTGAAAACCCTGTTGAATAATTGTGTGCACCAGAAGAAGATACGTTGTTGTTCCCAGAGGTAAGTGGGTTGTTTGCGCTTGCCATGGCGCTTGTGTAAAACCCTTGAATAAGCCCCGTTCCGGAGTCGACTATAGACGAAATATTAAGGCTTTCATCTATGGAAGTCTGACTGTTTGAAAAGAAAGCCTTCGCAGACCCATTGACGACATAGCCTGTCGCTACTGTATCGGTGCCATCGGAGATGTTTGATACGTTTAATGTACTCATGCTAGGTCTCCGTGGATCGAGGAAAACACTGCCATGCCGTCCACACTGTTGTTTGCATTATCACGCACGTTAAGTCTGACACTGCCTGCAAATATAGTGTTCCCATAAGTGGCAGAGCCGTATACGCAGAATGCAGCTATGTTGGCGCTGTCCCGCATTGACGACCCCGACACAGAGTAGTCGTCGCTTGACATGTCATTGCTGAAACTTACGTCATAATCTCCTGAACCATTGTCCAATAGGCTGGCAATGTTCATACTGTCCCGAACCGCAATAGTCCCAGTACCATTGAAATTAACCCAAGCAGCCGCAACGCCTGAGACTGCACGACTAGCTGTTTCACCCGTTGCTTGGATGTTTGTGACCTTTAATGTACTCATGCTAGGTCTCCGTGGATTGCAATCGTATGATACCGACTATCTTCTGCATTTCCTGCCGAAGCGTTGTCTTCGGTACCTACCTGCACAGAACCAGTAGCTAATTGTGTTGGCTGGCAAAACTGACTTTGAGTAGGGTCATCATTGTTAATTTCGTATCTACCGTTAGCATTTACATTATAGCTAACGGCACTCATAGAAGATGTAAAAGTAAACCTAGATTTACCTGTTGATACATCTGTAAAGCTACTATTGTTAAGGCTGGCAGCGTATGCTGTGTTACCTTTAAGATCGTATGAGGCATAAACCTTCGCAGCACTCTGCTTATACAAGTCGATAGGACCAGTACCAGCCGCATCACTTATCGTATTTGCTCTAATATCAGACAATGGACAAGTTCCCCCCAGTTGTGACTGTCAGAGTAACACCTGATGCTACAGTCAAGGGGCCAGTTGCACTTGCGTTCTCATCTGCGTCAATGGTTGTGTTAGTGTTGAGGGTCTGTTCATTGATACGGAAGATGTCACCAGCCCGTGAGCCTACAGTCCCGTTGTCACCCTTAAACATGCCACCGCCTGAGACGTTAGCCACTTCAAACGTGGTGTAAGCTACGACCTCAAGGATGTCGTCTGCTGCTGCGCCTGACGTGAGGATTACATCGGAGCCATTAGCCGCTGTGTAGTCTGAACCGTTGTTGAGGAAGATACCGTTGAGGTACACGTCCAAGAACTGTGGTGTGTAGCCACCAGTGGCAAAGCTGGTCTGACCTGCGGTGCAAGTGAAAGCATCACGGGTCTGGGTTGCCTGCGGTACTGGCTGTATGCCGATGTATCCTGACATTAGTTGCCTCCTACTTCAGTTGGCCATGTGATGTCGTTGGGGAAACCCGCTTGCTGCGGTACGTCCAAAAGGTCTGTGCGGTACTGTGACCACTCAGCCTGTTTGTCAGACGTAAGGTCAGCCCAGCGCAGTGGGTTAGACACCACTGGATCAACGTCTGTTGCTAGAATGTTGTCACGTTTAGCACGAGCCTGTTCAGCAGGGTCTACGGGTTCATCATCAGGGTCAGCTTCGGGCGCTGGGACATCCTCAACAGCCCACGCAGAACCATCCCACCGTGCCAACTGTTCATCTGTTATTGAGGGTGGTGCAGTCTCTACGCAACCTGCTGGGATAAGTGTATTGCTTGCATCCATAGGGTCTTGGTCTGCTGTTGTGATGCCTACAAAGACACCATCAATGTCGGTTTGATATACGTTCATATCTGTGTCTCCTTAATATTTGATACAAGCCAGAAGTGCTCTGTTGCGTACACGAGTTTCGACTGTGCTAAGACGGAACCTGAGACCATACCCAGTGCCACTACCAGTCCTAACAGGGCTTGAAAGAGCACCGCTTGTTGACACGCTAACAGCAGTAGTAGATGCAGTGCTGTATTGCACATAATTTAAGGCTCTGGAGTTGTGGCCCTGATATGAACCAAAGCCACGGCCACTATCTGCACCTCTACCATCATCCCAGCCACGAATAAACTCACCACGAAGGTCAGGTACGTTAAACGAACTACCAGAGCCGCCGAAGGTGTAACCAATAGCTGCGAATAGGTTGGCATATGTAGTTGTGCTTAGAGATGCGCCGTTAGCTTTAATAAAACCTGTAGGTGCTGTGTTGGCTGCTTGGTAAATCACTACACCTGCGGGTACACCCTCAATACCTGTAAGAGCAGAACCGTCACCTGCGAAGTCTGTGGCTGTGACTGTGCCTGTTACGTCAAGATCACCAGTCATGGTATCGCCAGCTTTAGCTACAAACTCAGCGTTAGCTTCTGCCTGTGTATAGGCACCAGCGACTTGGAACCCCGCATAAGAAATCACGACAACCTCATCGCCACTCTCAGCAGCCGAGTTAAGCGTAATGCTTGTGCCATTGGTGGCTGTGTAGTCAGTACCGTCAACCAGACGTACACCGTTGTGGAACACATGTGCCTTGGTCGGCGTATAGCTCAAACCAGTCAGTGAAGTGGTTGAAGTTGTGATTGCGAAGGTCTTCTCACGCTCAGCACCTGACGATACGACAGAAGCCTTTGAACCGATATATCCAGCCATTATGCTTCTCCAGTGGGTTTAGGGTGTGCGGCTTTGACAGCGTTGATGGCGTCATCAAGTGTCGTTGTGCCGTTCTGTCTGTCCCAGTAAGCCATGTCGGCTTGCTCAGTCAAACTTGGGTAGGCTGCGGCTCTATCACGCTGATACTGGTTAGCGTCATACTCAGCTTGTAAGCGTAGAACTTCTGCCGCCAATTCTTCTGTGGTTGGGATTGCCTCTGCGTGGGCCTCCCAAGCAATGTTCCCATTACTGTCGGCATAAGAATACTTACCTTTGGCTATGGATTCCAGTGCATCTATTATTGTTATATCAACCTGCATATCCAAGCCCCCTATACTTTAACTACAGTGAAGTAGTCATATTGGCCGTGCTTATTACCTTCATTGCTATTATTGACATTGTTCACGACTTCTAGGTAGTCACCCACGTCCAAGGGAATAACCGCAGTAAACGCAATTCTGTCGTATATGTTCCCAGCAGAATATTGATTAGTGACACACGCCACTCCATTTTTTGTTAAACGGTGGCGGTTTGACACAGCACTATTCAACATCCAGCCATAAGAGCATAGGTATTGACCCTGTATAGGGGCGGTAAAGCGGGTGCTACTCCCTGCGGAATGGGTGTCTGTTGTGACCGTGCCAAAGTTTACAACATATGCCGAAGTGCTGTTCTGTACGGGGCCGTCATTAACGTGAAAGGCTACTGATGGCTCTGGGATTAGCGTGGGAATAGACACATCACCCAAGCCATCAACAGTGATTGCATCTGTGAGGTTCAGTAAGTCTGTTTGCTTACTCATTATGTTTGCTCCAGTACACTCACGATAACATCGCAGGACGATGCAGTATCGGACGTCACAACAACTGTATCTGTTGTCTCCAAGATGATCTTGCCATCCAAGACAGACAAAGCTGAACCAGCAGGAATAGGGATACCTTTAGCTAGGTAAACACCAGCCACCTGTACGTCCATGCTGATCTGAGAGGCTGAAGTGTTAGCTAGGTTGCAACCAATCATAACGGCAGTAGTAGCACTTGGAACTGTGTATGTCGTTGTTGCACCAGTACCTACCGATGCTGACGTGTAATTCTTGAATGTATTAGCCATTTTGATTTATCCTAGAGCTATTGATAATGCAAGTGCATTTGATTCTGCAGTAGCTAAGATAGTAGCTTTGCTATCTCCACCTAATGTTGCAGCGTCTACATTAAGGTTATCTACAAAGGTCTGATCTACTCTTGTATCAATAGCTGTATTAGCTCTTGCGTCAGTGTAATAGAGGTTTGTACCTTCAGTAATATCTGATGTAGACTTGCTGCTTAAGGCACTATCAAATCTTGCTGTAGTGTAGTACAGGTTTGTACCTTCTGCAAGGTCTCCTGTATTCTTAGCAGTAAAGGCTGTATCAAAACGTCCACCTGTGTAGTACAGGTTTGTACCCTCAGTAACATCTGATGTAGATTTACCACTAAGGGCTGTATCGAAACGGGCCTGAGTGTAGTACAGGTTAGCACCTTCAGCCAAGTCACCCGTATCGTGGTTGCTTAGCGAGGAAACAGTACCAGTGACATTACCCATTAAGTTAGCAGTAAGGTCTTTATTCATTATCCAGCGATCTGTTGCTGAATCATAAGTAAGTGTAGCGCTTGCACCGTCGATGGTAATGCCTGCACCGTTAGCTGCTGCAGCGTTAGCTGAACCAGAAGCTAGAACTATGTTTAGGTCATTAACAGATACTGTAGTGGAGTTGATTGTCGTTGTTGTACCATCAACCTGTAAGTTACCAGCAATAACGAGTGTACCCGTGTCATCGCCGTGTGCTGCAGGGTCAATAGTAAAAGTAGCAGGACCACGAAGGTACCCTGTTGTAGTGATGTTACCTACGTTAAGGTCATCACTCGCATCAAGTACTACCGCCTTCTCTGCAGGTAATGTGATGAAGATGTCCTTAGTACCAGCAGCAAAGCTTACCGCTGTATCTGAGTTAGAACTCTCTAAAACAGTAGTACGAGTAAGTACACCAGAACTGTAAGTACCTAGACCAACTTCCCATTCATCTGCATCTCTGTGTGAGATAGCGTAGTAGGTAGTGTCGGCGTCACTTAAAGCAGAGCTAAAGGACTGAAAACCTTCTACTGCGCCAGCAAGAGTAATGTCACCCGTACCTGTAGTAGTTGTAGTTTCTTTTACTCTATCTTTAAGTAACAAAGCCATGTTGTGCTATCCTTATGCAATACGTACGATAGCGTTAGAAGCATCTGCTGCTGGTAGCTGAATAGTAAAGTCACCATTAGTAGATGTCTTAGTACCGCCAAAGTCGATGACTGCTACTGCAGCATTACCTTGTGTAGAGTTATAGATAATGCAACCATCTGCAGAAACTGTAGCAGAAGACCATGTAGTGTCTGCGAAGTCTACAGTAGCCGTGGAGCCGTCTAGTGCAATAACCGCAGAACCCAGAGTGTTACCACCTGTTACGTAGTTAGTGCCGACTGCTTCATCAGTATTTACTGTGACGTTGCTGTAATTCGTTGTAGACCCATCATAAGTACCCGCTGGGGTATCTTGAATAAGAGCAATCTTAAGTACGTCTGAATCTAGATCGTGAACACCACCAAGTAGCTCTTGCTTGAAGCTGTTGCACATTGCAGTTGTAATAGCCATCTTGTGATGTCCTTCATAATGTGATTAGAAGACACAAAGGGGCCAGCACGAAGCCAGCCCCAGTGTTAAGTTAGATTAAGCAGCGTTGTAACGTGCTGTGATCAATGCTTCTGGACGTAGAATCTTGCGACCATAGAGGTGCATACCACGTACGATGTCAGCAAATGAATCTGGGTCACGGTAGTTTTCTACCTTGTTGATTTGCTCAGCAGAAGCAACAGCTTCGTCCTGACCAGCCAACACAACACCAAAGTTAGTTGCTTGTGCAGTTGTACCTGAAGTACCTGCGCCTGTACCTGCTGCTGGTAGAGAGTTGGACACATAAACACGGAAGCCGTGGATGTTGTTCAACACTAGACCGTTTTGCAAGCCTGCACCACCGAAGTCACCATTCAACATACGTGAATCTTCGTCTTTCAGCATCTCAACGAATACTGGGTCTAGGACCACGAAGCGACCACGTGCATCGACGTTCTGTGTATCCATCTTACGAGCCATACGAGCAAGTACAGTCAATGGAGATACAGTTGTTGCTGACAGAGCAGTTGCACCTGGCAAACGTGGAGCCAATGGGACAGCATCGCCTGCAGTAGCAGAACCAGAGATGGTCAAGTTACCGAAGTCAGTTGCGTCCAAGTGGTTTGCAGTTAGCAATTCACCAGTCAAGTTGCCTGATGTTGGGTGCTGTGCGTCACCAGATGTACCAGTGATGTAAGCGCCTGCAGTTGTGTGACCTGTCATGTATGACAAAACGTCTGCGTCCATTGCGTCAGCCATTTTGTATGCTGCACGATCAGCAGCCAAAGAAGCGTGGTCAATGTTTGCGAACTGCTCTTCAATGTCGTCCATTTTGAACGCAAAGTAGTTAGCTTTGTCGATAGTCAATGAGAAGTCTGTGTCATCAAGCTTTTCAGCTGTGATAGAAGTGTGACGCTCAAGAGCGTTGACGGTTACGTCTGGCTCTTTTTGAATACGAACTGTGTCGCCTTGGTTAGCAATCTCACCAAAGTAAGAGTTGTTTGTGATTGCGTTAGTTACAGCTGCACGACGAAGTGCAATCTGTGCTTGCTTAGAGTAAATAACTGGAGACCAGTTACCGTTAAAGCCGCCTGATGCGGATGTAATAGCCATTGGAGAATCCTTTCAAAGATATATGTGGCTTAGGGGGGAGACACTACATATCCACTTGAAAGAGGCTCATCTTATTAGGGTAGTCAACATTGCTATCAGGATGGCCGTCCTTTTAGCGCTGGGCCTATAATCTGAGGTAGTTCTTTTGGTGTGAATTAGTGCTTAGTGAAAAGCATGTGCAAGTAGTTGATACCTAACAATGCACATGCCCTTAGTTTTATCTACGATAAGAAGTTTGTCAACTACCTTTTAGTAATATCGTATATAAACTTGCCTTTACGTTGAGCGTCCATGATTTCCTCTTGGCGCTTCTCGTATTCCTGAATTGACATCTTATCTACCTGTGACTCAGATAGGTAGCTAGAAGAGTCATTAGCATCTACTGCAGTACGCTTGCTCTTAACTGAAGAGGCAGCATCTTTATCAGCAGTGGATACAGTTTTCTTTGTCTTAATGTTGTTGTCAGACTTATACATGTCGATAACACGTGCTACAGATTGAACGTCTTCGGCATTCTCATACAGAGCATCTTGATACACTTTAGGCTGCTTCTCTGCCCACTTGTGGAAGGCCTCATCAGCACGAATATCAGCAAAGTCTGGATGTAAACGCATTAGCTCTGATTCAGACTTTTCTCGCCGTGCCTGAGTGCGTAGCTCTTCAATCTCTTTCAAGCGTCCGTCTAGCTCAGAGGAACGCTCACTAGCCTTCTTATCTGCAATAGCCTCAACAATACCTGCAACATCAGGGTACTTCTTAGCCCATGCCTCTACTTCATCCTCAGACTTAGGTAGTACAAGCTCATTCTTAGTAGCCGCTTGAAGCTGTGCTTCTAGCTTGTCTAGCTTAGCCTGAAACTCTTTCTCTTTGTCTTGGGTGTGTCGCCGTAGATCACCGTAACGCTTCTTGAAGTTCTTCTCTTCAGCACTCAGTCCATCTTCTTGTGCTTCAGCTTTTGGTTCTTCTTCTTGTTCGGTATCACCCTCTGATGGAACTGGGGCATCGCTAAGCTGTGTGCTATCGGACACCTCTTCAACAGTTTCTTCTTCTTCTGTTTCATCTGCTGAGTCTTCATCTAGTACCCCTGCTTCTTTAAGCAGTGCCTGTAGCTCTTCCTCATCCCGCTTAACACGAGATGCATTACGTTGATGTGATAGGGAATCTGTTTGTACTTCTGACATTATACTGTCCTTATGTTGGGGCCAGCGCTATTGCTGGGTAGCCTTATAGTTGTTCTTTAGTTAACTTAGTCGTCGTCTTTGAGTTTACCGTCTACATAGCTCTTTCCGTCTTTGGGTGTGAATGTATTAGCTACGTTCTGAAAGAAGCTATTCTTACCGCCTGATGAAGCTGTAGGTGTTGGAGTGCTTTCGCTACTAGAGCCACCACCGTTTCGACGAGCACCGCCAATAGAAGCCCCAAGACCTGCTTTGTCTGTACCGAACTTACCGTCAAACCCTAGTGTATCACCTAACCAAGTATCTCCGAAGCTTACTTTACCGTCTCCGCTTGTATCTTTTAAGTTCTCATACATAGTGGATTGACCACCAAAGATGCCCGAACCTTCTACGATGCCTAGCTTAGTATCTTCGTTTCTTTTGTTCTGTTCTTGAATAAGCGTATCGTAGTAACCCTGAAGTTTATCACGATCAGCACCTACAAGGTCTTTGTTTTTTAGCTTATCATCTAGTCCTGCAATCATGCTGCGACTATTAGCGTTTGTAATGGCCTTGGCTGCTAAACCTAAAATAGGTGACACTAACCCTAACGCACCAGGACCAGCCTTACCTAACAAGCTGTCACGGCGTTTCATAACCTCGTCATAATCTTCTACAGAGGCTGCAGACCAGTCCTTTCTCTCTGATGGAGGTGCTTCTTCAGCAGATGTCCTATCATTGTCGTTGCTGCTAGTTTCTGTAGTAGGTGCAGCTTCTTCTACAGCAGAACCCTGTAGGGTATATCCTGCTGGAATAGGTACATCAGGTACACCGTCAACAAAGCGTATAACCATAGTAAGGCCTGCTTCGTTGACGTATGTTCTGTTCTCAATCAACTCAGTGCCACTCAAGCTCCCAAAATCATAGCCAGAGTTCTTAATGAAGTCAGGCTCTTTCATCTGTGTTACACCGCCACCTTCGTTATAACCAGATACGTAACCACCCTTGTTCATCATAGGCTGTTCAGGCTCACCATCATCAACCATCTGTAACTCACTGATGTCAAACGGTAATTCGTCGTCACCCATCTCCATACCGACAGGATCACCACCAATGCGACCACCCTGCTCAAGCTCTTGGAAGCCTTGCTTAGCCTGAGTGCGGATGTCTTCAAAGAACTTAACACCAAAGTAACGTACTACATCAGCAGGTACAACATACTCACCTTCACTTAGCTGTGCAGGAAT